CATTTAATCAATCCTTATAATTGCGCTTGCCCCAGCAGCAGGGAATACTATTTGAAAAGTTCCTGAGGAAACTGTAAAGTCGCCACCAAAATTTAAAACAACTATGGCTTTATTCCCATTTGTACTATTATAAATTAAAGCACCTCTAGCTGTAAAAGAGGCACTTGTCCAAGTCGGATCATCGCAATCAAAGAATGCTGTCGTCCCAGTGGTCGAAACTGTTGTGCTTGTAAGAGTTTCTCCGCCAGCTGAGTAACCACTTCCACTCACTTCATTGCTGGTGCTATATGCTGTTGTGCTTGCATCTAAACTTGCGCTGCTTGTAAACAGAGCTATTTTTAAAGTATCTGCTGCCAGATCATGTTGTTCATCCATCAACTCTGCTTTGAATGATGTACACATCGCTTGTGTTATTGCCATTAAATGCCTCCATTATATTCGGCTGTGTAATTTCTTCCCATCTCCTGTTGGAACAATGCAACAGCTTCATCAAACTGGGCTTTGTATAAACTTAGCGTTTCTTGAGCCTTAAGAAAAGCAGAACTTTCATAAAGTGTTGCAGCCAACAAAACATTTTCAGCATTATCACCGACCCAAGTGTTTGTATTTCCTGATGATAATCCTGTTTCTGGTGCTATTATATCTGCTTGATAAGTTAAAGTTGCAGATGGTGTCGGTGCTAATGTAACAGTTATTCCTGCTGTCGCAGCTGATTTTGTGCTGTAAAACTCTGGAGTTCCTGTAAGTGTTGCGTTTGGCCAATAATCACGAAGATAAGAATCAATCCTGTGATCTAAAAAAGAAACAGAGCTTGATGCTGTAACTGAAAAATTTCTTATCATCCTAGCTGCAGGGATAACATAGTCCGAAGTTCCTACGACTAAAGTTCCTGTTGCTGTTGACCTAAAGCAAGGCAAACTTGGCAGCCTTTGAAAAATCATTTCTTCAGCTTGAGCGATTATAGTGTTGATTGATGAGTCAAACTCTGTTGAGTCATCTTCCATAAAATTTTTAATGTTTGTTACTAAAGTTGAATAGTTCATTTAATTACCCCACGTTCCGGTGTTCCAGCCACCTAATCCCCAACCATTTAACAATATTGAAACAGTACCGACTGCACCTGTTCCTGCAACTCCTGTTAGTGTTGGTGGGCTGCCGACAACAGCCTGATTTCCGACTGCACCTGTTCCTGCAACTCCCGAACTTAATGTTTTGGCCACCAATGTATAATTTATTGCAGATGGCGTATTGGCTGTCCAACCCATTCCATTGTGGTTGGTGCAATAGTAATAAAGTGTTGGTGCTCCAGCAGCAACTGTTATTTCTGTATAAGCACCTGAGTATCCAGGATCACCAACAACTGTAACACCTGTTGTATATTCTGAACCGCCAGCATGAGTTCCATTTTGAACTGTGCTGAACCTTAATGGGTGTCCTAAATTAGAGCTGTCTGATTGATCAAACCTATATGTGTTCCCTTCATAAATTTCAAGTGTTACATCAGCTGTGGCTGTCGAGCCATTTATAGCAAATTTATTTGAAGATCCAATGTTATGTTGAGGGTGATTTGCAGGATTGCCTCCAACTACACTAACAGAATAAATTACTGTTCCTTCTGCAGAACCTGCGGCAAAGCCGACTGCTGCTATGCCTGTTTGTGTTATTGATTGATTGATTGCTAGGCTATAGCCAGTTCCTACTGCACCTGTACCTGCAACACCTGTAACTTGTGCAGCCATCACCAACCTAGCTTCAACTTGACCGACTGCACCTTTTCCTGCAACACCTATCGGTGGTCGTTGCCTAGGATCATTTAAAAATGGATCGTAGTTATAGCCTATGTAAAATTTTACATTTTCAGGTGTATTATCAGGCCTTGGATCTAATAATGCTGTTGCATCTGTTACATTTTTTGCTGGGTTTAACTGAGGGTGCTTAGGCTCATATTCTTCTTTTTCAACCCTTAACCCATCCCAAGTAGTCATAAGATCGGTGTATTTTACTTTAAATCCTGACCTATCACTTATCGCCTTTGATTTTTTCCCTGTTGCATATCTTGCCATTAAACCAAATTCAACGCTGTGGGTTGAACCCTCAAGCTGACGCCATCATTATCTGATGCTGCTGCAAAGCTAAAAGCCTTTTCATAAACTTCATTTAAAAGTTGAAATCGGTCAGTTGCGTATTTAAGAGAAAGTTTGCTTGCCAAGCCTGCACATATACAATCGCTCCAAGTATAAGGAAAATCTCCGTCTTGATTTGATTCTGTTATATCTTCAAGTTGATTGATACTCCAATAATTTAAAACATATGTTGATATATCAGGAGTTTGCCAAACATAAATTTTTGGTATATTATTGGAGCCTGTTTGTAGACCTTTATCAAGCATGTATTGACTTGGTTTTCCTGCTGAGGATTTATTTGGCAGTTGATTGTACTCAGATATTGTTATCCTGTTAACTATTTGATCAGACCTTGTTGCGTCTGCAGAATTAAATATAACAACATCCATAAAATCTATAAGCCCAGCAGGCAAATTATAAACTTCTGTTCCTGCGGAAAGATTAAGGGTCGCAGTGCTAACAGCCCAATAATTTATTCCCCTGTTAGCCCACTCAGAAAATAAAAGATTAAGACTTCTTCGAGCTGAGACAGCATGATCCCCAGTCCTCGTTTGAGGATCAATGCCACAACGCTCAAATGCTTCGGTTATTATTTCCTCAACATCTGGCCTAAATGCTACTGTCCCTGAAGTTGCCATTAATACTTCTTCTTCGCTCTTATGACGACTTGATAGGCATCACCTGCAGCCCCAGCACCAGTGGTTGTGAATTTTATATCACCTGTTCCATTTGTGCCATAACTAGAGCTGTTCAACAACCCTCCGAACTTTTCGAAGTTTTGATATCCAGACTGACCCTCATCCAAATGTAAAATTATAACATCCGTATCTGCGTCAGCTAAAACTTGAACAGTCATGGCTTTAATTACCCACCAACACTCAAGTATCTTTAAACCTGTGCAAGAATCATTATTTGCATTCTTTTCAAGAGTAGAAACATCTATTTTTGTAACAGCACTTTCATCACCTGTATCAACATACTGGTATTGAAAAGAAAAAACGACTTCCTGAGTGTTTTCGGATATTTTGGTAGTGGTTGTTATATCCGCCATACCTCACTCCTATGATGCATCTGATGAGCTTGAGATACCTATAAACTTCATCACCACAGTTGTGTCTGCTCCAGGATCGCCAGAGACTACAATCTCAACTTCGTCTGCAGTTTCGGTAGCTGCAGTGGTTGTTCCACCAGACATGCCCAAAACACCGTTGCAAGGGAAGAAACCCTTGAAGCCTGTTGAATCTACTGCGGCGGCAATGCCGTCAACAAAACCATCTGGGTCTGCGTCTGTGCCGATATCATTAAGACTGACAGAGTTTGAGGCTGCGCCTGTGACAGTGATCATGACACCCATTGGTATAAAGTTTGAAGGAATGCCGATAGATGACTCTTTCCCTGTTGTAGCACCATTAGCAACTGTTACGGTTGCAGTGTAAACAGAAAGTGTCATTGTGTTTGTTGGTGCGTCTCTGTCACCAATTATATTTTGAAAACCATTTTGAGACCGTACTGGTCCAGTGAAAGTAGTATTAGCCATTTTGATCTCCTGTCTTGGCTAGTGTCGACTTCTTAATAAAGTCGTCAGGATTCAGTTAAGGGGAGGGGTTATCCCCTCCCCCATATTTTTATGCAGCACCTTCTGTGCCAAAGATTCCACGCCAGTCAGTGAAGCCAAAGCTGTAACGCTCACGAACTTTGTAGCGAACATTGCCAGTTTCAAAATCACCTTCGACACCTTTTTTCAAAGGTGAACGCTGGAACATCTTGAGTCCATCAGGAACATCCGTTTGGATGAAGAACTGATCAGAGTCAGTCAGACGACGCATAATGTGATAGCCTTGTGGCAGATAGCCACCGTTGCGGATCGCATTGATGTCGTTGTCAGCTGTCCCTGTTCTCAGTTGTGACTCAAGAAGACGCTCTGCTGTGAATGTATATGCTGTTGGGATAATTAATTGCGTTCCCTGTGCAGCAATACGCAGACCACGATCATCTTTCATGTCAGAAATTTGAATCAGTATTGACTCAAGAGAAGTCTCTGACAAATCGGCAGCAGTAGCAAGTTTATTGCTCTGGTTGCCATTTTGAGTTGGGTGTGATGCACTCAGAAGAGGAACACCGTCACCACCGTTGGTGCTGGTTGCATTATTTAAAACATTTGCAGCTTTAATCTCTTTTGTGGTAGACATTGAGCGTGCAAGTGCTTTTGTATAACGTGCAGCGATTGATCCATAGAGACCATCTTCTTCAGCTTCCTCAGTGATTGAGAATGCCAAGGCGATTGTCTCATGCTGATAACGAGCTGTCCACTGCTGAGAAGCTGAGTCGTAAGCAATCGACGCACCTTCATTTTTAGTTGGAGCTGCACCAAAACCTGTCAACAAGACATCTTCTTCAAATGCTTTTTGAGAGGTATTTGATTCAAATACTCGCTCGTATTCAGATGGATAACTATCATACTCGAGACCGAACAATGTGTTCAATCCTGGCTCGAGCATCTTAGCAAATTGTGCTCTATTCATAGACATAGCTCAAGCCCTCCTATATGCCAGCTGTGGCTTTTAGCAGATGCTCGTTGATAAGAACTTCCATAACTGCATTTGCACCGAAAGCATTATCAGGAGAATCGTAAAGACCAATGATTTTACAAGTCGCTGTACCAGAAGCCATGGTTCCTGAAATTTCGAAACCTGAGTTGCCTGTATTGGTAGAACCTGCACCCGCAACAACATCAGCACAGTTGCCAATATTTGTTTGGGCTGGAGATCCAGCGGATTGTACTTTATACACAATGTATGGATCATCATACACATATGCTATAATGTCAGTAGCAGAAGTTCCTGTTGGGAAAAACTGACTATAGACGTATGAGCCATCAGAAGCAGTATATGAAACACCTGCAAATACACCAATGTTATTGGTTTCTGTCGCTGTGTGAGGTGTGATAACCCCATCAGCTGTAAGAATACATAGATCACCTGTGAAGATGTTCTCAGCTAAACCAGAAGTAATGGTGTATTTATTTGCACGTGGAATATTACCGCTCATGTGGCGAACTGGGACGAACCCAAAGGCAGCATCAACATTTGCCATTTTTCACTCCTTGAGTAGTTAGTCTTCCATAGCCGCAAGATCTTTGCGACCTTTGGAAACTGACGATTCACGAGTTTGATAAACTCTTGGACCACCAGATCTGTTAAGTGCATCAAGATCGCCTGATAATGATTCATTTTGCTCCTCGCTCTTGCCAGCATAGTAATTTTTCATTTCTCTATGCTTTTCTATAGGCATTTCGCAAAGCAACATTCCTTCAATACCAACGCAACCTTCCCATTGTCCGTGATTGATAGTTGGGAATCTCTTATCTTTCACAGTATCAGCAGGGCGAGGATTCCAGCCTTCTCGCATACGCTTAAAGACATTATCAGGAGTTTCCTTTCCCTGAATAGAGGTGGCTACCCACCTTTGTGTCATCCCAGGACGAGCTTCAGGCGCGTCTAAAAGGGATGGTGGTTTCCAAGCTGTCTGAGGACGAGCCTCATCATCTCGGGAGTTTGAACGGGATTCATCTGCACGCACATTTCTTTTCTCAGCCATGATTAGCTCCTTGCTTGTCTTTTGATTTCAGCCTCATATGCTTTGAGACCTTTTTCATCAGTTATACCAAGTTCCCTAGCCATCCTAAGTTGGTCTTGTGACATGCGAACCCTGTTCCCCTTGTAACCTTGAGATCCGCCAGCAGTTGGGGCGACAGGTGGTCTGCTTTTGACTCTTGGCTTTGGTTCTTCGCTTCCTGAGCTTAACTCGGGAAAGATTTTTTGTAAACGATTATTTAACACTTCGTAATATTCGTCTGAATTTTTATCATATCCCTCAAGGTCAAGCTGAACATCAATAGAGCGAGCTGCAGCAGTTTCTTTTTCAAAACCTGCTGAATTAAACCAACGATTGCTCTGCCACCAGTCCATAGCCTTTTGTGGGGCTGGGTCTGTTGCAGCTTGTTGGGCTCTGCCAACTGTTGGTGATTGCGTTCGCTGTGTGTTTGTGATTTGCTTTTGCATTTCTGCGACACGCATAGCTGCACGCATATCAGCCATCTGCTCTTGAAAATTAACTTGAGCTGAAGTATCACCTTCTTCAATAGCTTTAGCCAAAGCAGCTTTTGTTTGCTCAAAGCGATTATGAAACTCATTTTGAGCTCTGTCCTCAGATCCTTTTTCTAATCTCTCAAGACGAGCAATAAGTTGAGCATTTTCTTGACGCTGCTCTTCAGCTCTTAACTCAGCTTCCCTGCGTTGGTCAACGAGCTTTTTAATTCGCCTTTGAACCTTTTCGCCATAATCCTGATCTGGTTCTGGTTCTGGCTCTGGCTCTTTTGCTTCAACGACCTCTTCAGGTTTTTCTTCTTCGACTATTTCGATTTCAAAATCATCTTGACCAGCTTTGCGCTTGGCCTCTTTGATTTCTTCCTCAACAGCATTGATCTGTTCTTCTTCAATTTTATTTTCCATAACAACCTACCTCGGCAAGTAACCAGTTATCTCAACATCCTCAGGCAAGATTGATGTTATTTCATCATCATTAACCAAAAGGAAGCTGACACCATTGACTACGATTTTTTGACCTGCATACTTTCCATAAGTGACTTTATCACCTACTTTAGGGCGAACACTCATCTTCCAAGGATTACCTGTATCCCTGTCATGATAAGCAAGCTCTCCCATAGCTGCAATGACTCCGTGAGCAGTTAAATAACTTTCGTTATCTTTGGCCATAGATGGCAGTATTATGCCACCTTCAGTTTGCTCTTTAGGTTTGTTGGGTTGAATAAGAACTTTCCAGTTCATTGGGATTGGCAACTGATGAGAGCCTAGTGTGGCTTTTGTTTCCTCATCAGTAAATATTGCATGCGGATGAGACATGTTATGCATCCTCTTCATCAAGTTGATTTAATGTTTCGTCGATGATTGCGCAAGCATCTTCCAATCCCTGCGCAATCCCAACGTCTTTTTGATATGATTCAAAGTCAGACTCCCGACCTTCAATCATCTTCTCGGCTATCGCCGATTTTTTCTCCCTCAGATTCTTTTTGATTAACTTTAGGAGTTCCACTGTCGTCATCTAAATTTACCTCAAATGTTGCTGAAACGCCAGTGACAAAAACTTTGACGTCTTTTTTATTTTCCATAAGAACCTTTCTTCATGCCTTTTTTCTTCATACCTTTTTTAGCACTCTTTTTCTTCATGCCTTTTTTCTTTTTACCACCATGATCCATCTTGCGACCTCCTTTTGATACCAAAGATGAAAATTTAGCCCTATTCAACAACCTTACCTCCTTCGTCTCCGGAAGGCAACTGTGAAAGGG